TTCTAAAACGGATAGCCTATTGATGGCTTTTTGTAGTGCAGAAATTTTATTGAGTTGTTCTGCTGTTTGCATATGTAGGTATTACTTTGTTTTTTTGAATTTTCTACCTACAAAAAATACTACAAGGTTCTGTGCTGTATTAACTGTGACCATCAATAACAACCACATTTCCCATAATTCCATTAATTTTTTTTGACGTATTAATTCAGTATTGAATTATAACATATTTTAAAAAAAAACACAAGCAATCCTTTATTTTTATAAGGGGGGTATCTGCTATATGGTGTTAAAATATAATTTACTGGCTATATGGATGTTATATCGATTATGTCAGATGGGGGGGTGGGGGTCTTATTGTATGCCTTGCCCTGCCTTTTCCTATCCAGTCTGGGCTTTGGTCTTTGGTTTAATGTGGTTTCTTGCCTTGCTCTTTGCTTTCTGGCTCTGCGTCTAGCCCTAGATCATACATTAGCTTAGAAATATAATCCTTTAGTTCATTCTTGTTTAAATTTTCTATGTTATTAAGTTCCGTTCTTTCTGATACGCCACCAGTTAACACTTGAACCTGTTTACTGACAGATAACGCTAGATCGCCCAACGCTTTTATATGCTCTGGTTTATCAATGTGCGTTATGTTCAAAGTTTGATTTATTTTAATTAATAGTTTCTTATTGATGTCTTGTAGTTCGCTGATCTCATTAAAAGTTTTTTCTGATAATTCAATACTATGTTTCTCTTTCATGGTCTGACGTGCCTTAAAATCGGTTTGTTTGGCTAATTCAACCCAATCAAAGCGACTACACCACCTTTTAAGAGTGTCATAGCTTGGGGCGTTGTTTCCTAATGTTTTATGTAATTTATTAAGCGATCTACCTTGACCAAGTTCTAAATATTTATTCAATGCTTGTTCTGGTTTTATGTTTATTTTTCTACTCATAATTTGTTTTATCTCTCTATATGTAATATGTTTAATTAATGGCTAAAAACAGGGAAAAACTAATATTTTTTTTAAAGCTGTAATTTTGCTGTTTCTGGCTGTTTTCTGGGAAATTCATGTTTTACGTTTTTACTCTCTTTTTACTGTTTATTTACTATAATTATTTATATTAAATCTATTGTAATAATTTCAAATCTAGTTTAATTCGTTTATTATGAATAATAAGAAAGGTTATAAAATGAATACACCAAAACAACTAGACTTATTTAATGACTTACCTACTAAAAGAGTTGATACTGTGAGAGTAGGTACAACCTTGAAGGGTTTTTTTCATATCGCTTGTTTAGTTTTAATTAATCCAGCTAATAAGAGAAATGGCGTAAATGATAAAACCTTTAAAATGATTATGGATCTATGCGAACAAATCGAAAATCAAAATGTTTTAGACATGGATAAATTAGGATTATTACCAAGTAAAAACAATTAATTTATTATCGAATTATACCATAATATAAGGAAAAAATACAGGGAAAAGGGGCAAAATGCCCCTTTTCTTTGTATCACCCCCTTAAATTTCCATTATTAATAATATAACTCCGATTAAGAACAGCGTTCCGAGTAAGATTAAATCAATCATCGCCGTACACCTCCTGAGATAAATAACAAGAATTACACGCTTGTCTGAACTTGTCCCAATCAAAGTTTGAATTGTTCCTCGCACATACCAAAGCAATTTGTTTTACAGTCTCAGGCGAAGCCTCAGAGATTCTGAGGGCTTCTGCCAATTGTTTAAAATGTTTTCTAGTCATTTTGATTTCTCTCCCATAGTTCTTGGAACGAAGCATACATTTCTTCTTCTCTCCCGTAGAGGTCAAGAATCTCGCATACTTTCATATCCATTATTCTGTCCCTGTTTCTACAATCCAAAGCACAACACTCATCGTGCAAATGCTCAATCGCTATTCCTGTTAAACAGGCTCTTTTGAATGTCATTCCTAACTTATCTATTAAATAAGTATTGAATACTCTCGGCTTGACGTTAACACAATTAACAACCTCGCCTGTCATAAGAGCCACGTCTACACGTGGCTCAAATTCCATTCCCTCTATTTTCTGAGCAAGTCTATTGATTACTCGTCTACTACGAAGTTCTCTGCTACCCATTGTTAGCCTCCTTTTTGATTAACTGAACTTCTAGTTGATAACCATCAACTAATTCTTTCAGTCTACTATCAAGAGTATCGACCTTATCAACTAAGGCAGTATAATAAGCAGAGTCTACGAATGCTTCCTCTACTTGTCTTTCTACATCTAAATCAGACTCAATCTCATCTTTCGTTTCAGAAATGATATCCCACTTTTGATTATGGAATTCATCGTTTACGAGTTCCTCAACAACAGCATGAGTGCTGTCCTCAAGATGTTTAATATCTGATACTACAGTATGTAGACCCAACCACTTTAAAATTAATTTTTTCATATTTCTGACCCTCCCAGGTCGGTTTGTTTAAAGTAAGATAATCTTATCATCAAAAAGGTACAAAATGTACATTTATTTTAAAAAAGCATATCTTTTTTTCTGTTTATATTTAATTATAAATACTGCTCATAATATTGAATATTTATAATTAATTATAACCTCCCCTTATAATACAGAAAGGCAGATTTTTGCCAAAATCCATATATATATAGCATACAAGTTTTAGGTATAGGATAAGTATAGACTAATCTTTAGCGTTTCCCGACTCCCGACAAAGTTCCCGACATCATTCCCGACATTTTTTTTCGTTAGAAAACAAAATGCTCTCCCCTCCCCCACCCAAGAGGGGATAGTTTGTACTATTTTTAAAAATACTAAGGACCAAAGACCACCCTAAATGCTATTAAAAATATCAACACTTGCCCCTATAGAAAAAAAGTATACAAAAGAGTAGACATTTTGCATACTCTAGGCTTATAATTCTTTTATCAAATAATTAATCGGAGAAAATATATGACATTTGATAACAAAGAATATTTAAATAATTGCTTAAAAGATATGAGAGCAACACTTCAACATCTTGTTCAAGACGCCGTTGAAAATGACAAACCACTTGATAGCCCTATTATTAAAATGCAAGAAGAAAAAATACTAGCATTTACAAAACAAATTGAAAATATGAGTTAACCCTCCCCACCAAACTATAAGCCACTTTTTTGTGGCTTTTGGTGGTATAAAACGGAGGAAATATGAAAAACAAAAAAACTACGGAAACAATCTATAATCCATTAAAAATATCAGGTAGCAATTTATACCGTACCTATAAAAGCCAAGAGGAATTACAAAAATATATTGATATGCATAGACCAGAAGAAGCCGTATTGCTTTATACAGGTTGGGGGCTAGCAGTAAATTTAATTATTCATCTTATGACCGAATACGG